CGGCCTGCCACTGCCGGGACCGATCCCGGCGTCATGTAGCGCATCCTTAAACGAGTCCTTCCACCGGTCTACGGTATCGTCACCAAGTTCCAATTGCGGTTTGTAGGACGTGTCACCGGCAAACCATGAGACAAACTGATCGAGCAGCCGGCGCGACGTATCAAATAATCCGCCGCTGCCACCCGAGAAGAAGGATTGCAGCCCTTGGCTGATAGCGGTGGGCAGCACCATCTCGCCCGCGTGGGCATTGATCGGCACGATACCGCCGTGCTGGAAGCCCAGCCGCTTCATACGGGCATTATAGGCGCGCTCGTAGCGCTCGTAGGCGGCAGAACCCGGTTGCCCATTCTGGAGGCGCTGGAGCGGCTGTATCCGGCTTCCCGGCCCGACCTTACCGTAGTCCTCCTTGAGCTTCTGCCATATCCCCCCTAGCCAGTTCAGGGGATCGCCAACCGTATGCTTCCTGGGCGGTCCCAACGGCTGCGGCGTGGGTTGCCCAGACGGCGCTATGGGCGGGAGCTTTTCTTCTCCCTCCTTGGCCCCGGTGAACCCCCGGTTGATCCACTTCCGGAAGTCGTCGAATTTCTCCTTGCGCACTTTCTGCTGCTCTGGCGTCAGGAATTTGTCAGGGAGAAAGAGCACCGCAGCGGAGAGCGCCGTCAGCGGGCCGAGCACCCCTAAGACAGAAGCCCGCCATTGGCCAAAGAAGCCCAGCATTGCCAGGGCTTTGCTACCCACCCAGATGAGCAGAAATGCTTCAACAATAGGTCCGAGATGATCCAGCGATTTCTCGATCGTGGGCATCATCGTCATCAAGCGCTCGAACATCGCAGTGAATTGTTTTTGCGTCTCGGGATTGATCAGCCATTGCTGAAATGCGTCTGCTATCTTGACAATGGTCCCGAGAAGAGAATTGCCTTTATCATCCTTTTTGGTAAGAAGTTCGAGAAAGGCAATGTTCAGCGTCTTGCCAAGCAGTTCTAATTCTCGATTGGCCTTGGCAGAGGCGGCAGCGGCCTCTTCCGGCGTAGTCTTCAGCTTCTTCCAAGACTCATCGATTTCATTGGCAAATTTAAGGGATGCAGCCTTCTGAAGTTCAAGCTGACGAATTTGTTCTTTTGTCTGATCGTTTGTAGCAGTCGATAATTCGTACAGGAATTTCTGTACGGACTCCGATTGCCAATCACCGCCTGCTGCATTGACGATCGCTTCGAGCTTGTCCCGTGCCTTCTCCATAAACACGGTGACATTACCGCCGAAATCACCAACAAGATTGGCGGCATTCGACATTCGACCGGGTATGGTCTGAAATTCCATACCCAAGCTATTGATCGTTCCCTGCGCTTGCGCGGCGCTCATCCCAGCGCCGATAAAGAGATTACCCAGCCGATCAATCGCAGAGGCCGTCGTGCCGCTGGATTTCGCGAGATAATCGAGAGGCGCGTAAGCGTTGGTGGTCCGCCGCACCATCTCCTCGATGCCGACGATCGCGGCCAGAGCCGCAATCCGGACACCATTCAGCCCCTGGACGCCCTGCTGGATGCCCTGCTGGAATTTCCGCGACGAGACTTCATCAACGGCATAAGTCAGCCGGATGACAAAGCTCTGGAGGACGCTCTCAGCCATTAGGCAACCTTCCGCGTCAAATCACTGACAAAGCGTGAATTAGCCGAGTTCTGCGCCGTCTGCACCGCCGTAGCAGTGGCAGTGGGGCTATCGTTACCGTGGACGTAAATATGCTGCTCGTGTCGCGCATCGACGCGGACAGTGCGCGTGGAGTGTGCGCCCAACGGCGTTGAGACGTGCATAGTAGCCGCGTGAGTGACGGCGCGTGCGGCAGCGACGCGGAAACCGTCTGCGTGCGTCTTGGCTGTGGCGGCAATCTTGGCAACAGTGGTAGCGAGCGTCCTGCCGGCATCCGATTGCTTACCGCCTTGGGCGGCTTTTTCCTTCTCGCTGTATTCATGCCATTTTTTAAGTTCGCTAGGAGAGAGAACTCCTGGCGGATAAGACTTTCCGCCCTCAACCAATTCCTTATCGCGATCGGGGACGCCGTGCGATGGGTCAGGCACAAACGCGTCAGCAACAGCTTTGACGCTCTCAGCAGCCGCTTTGGTAACGGTTGCAGTAACCTTGGCAACGGCAGGCTTGACAACTTCGGCTGACGGTGCAGCCGGTGCCGGCTTTGCTTCCGCTGCGGCCTTGCGACGGCGAATGGCCTCGCGCGCCAGTTCAGCATCGCGCACTTCAAAATGCCCGGTGTCCTTGCGGTTGTGAAATAGGTCGCCTGGGTAAAGCCCCCAGGATTTCGCAAGCTCGTTTTCCTCTACCACCGGCAGCGTTTTTCCGCCTCCGCGTATCCCGTAACCGATCTGGTTGACATCGATCGCACGACCCAAGGGATGGTAGCTGGCATTGCCGGGACGCTCTCCGACACCACCATGCGCCGGTCCTATGACACCGCCGCGCTTCTCGTATTCATCGATGAAGCCCTTGAAGTTTTCGGCAAATTCGGAAGCAACTTCAAATTTGGCACCTGACGTGGAAGTAACGACCGTCGTGTTCTTGTGTGACGCTGGTGTTCCGGCGGGAGCCATCGGGTCCATGTGACCTGGACTACCGGCCGGGCCGCCGGTACTAGGCCCGCTAGGGCCGCTAGGCCGGTCACCGCTACTACCGGCATCGTCACCACCGCGCGCGATATTAACGTCCCTTAATACTTCCAGCATCGCGTCTTGCATGTGGTCCAGGGTATCTTCGCCCAGTTCCGCTTGCGGCTTATAAGAATTGTCACCGGTAAACCACGCGACAAAGCTGTCGAGCATCCGACGCGATGTACTGAATAAGCCGCCCGAACCGCCCGAGAAGAAGCCTTGCAATCCGCTGCTGATAGCAGTGGGGAGGACCATCTCGCCGGCATGCGCGTTGATCGGCACAATGCCGCCTTTTGCAAAGCCAAGCTCGCCGCTATCGGGCGGCTTGACCAACGCATTGGGGTCCAGCCCCATCTTCCAGAAGCCGTGCTTTTGATAGAGCCGCCATAGCTCCCAAACCGACGCCCCGAGACCAACGATGCCAGCACCAAGCGTGAGGCCGCCTATCACCGCGCCACCACCGCCTGCTGCGCCCCCTGCCGCCCCGCCCGCTGCCCCGCCTGCCGCAGCACCGCCTGCCGCCCCGCCTGCCGCAGCACCGCCCGCTGCCCCGCCTGCCGCAGCACCAGCACACAGTCCACTGAAGACGCTGGCCAAGCCTCTGAAGAACATTAAGATACCAAGAGCCTTATCGGTGGCCCAGAGAGTAATCATTCCTATCATAATCTTGTCGATATGAGTTATCGACCATTCGATAGCCGGCAGCAGCACCATGATCTTGTCGAAAATCCCGGTGAACTGCTTCTGCGTATCGTCATCAATCAGCCACGTCCGTAATTTATCCGCTATCTCAGTAATATAATCGAGAAGGGACTTGCCATTAACTTCCTTTGTCAGCAATTCGGTAAAAGCGATCTGTAACGTCTTGCCGACAAGTTCGAACGCTAGACTAGCTTTGCGGGCCTCTGCCGCTGCCTTTGCTACATCGACACCGGTGTCCTTATAAATCTTGTCAACTTTTTGGGCGAAATCGCTGGCTTCCTGCCAATTGAGATGCAATTGGCGGATTTGCTCCGTCGCCTTGGCACCAACTACCTCGGTAAGATTATTGACATAGGCCAGCACGTTATAGTTTTGCGTGTCGCCATGAGCCGCCGCTAAAACAGCGGTGTACTTCTCAGTGGCCTTCACCATAAAATCGTTGACGCCGTCGAACTTCTGGTTGATCGCGGCTTCTGCCGCTTTCTGCTTGGTGGGGACCGTTACAAATTCCGTCCCCAATTCATTGACGGTCGCCTTTGCTGCCTCGGCGCTCATCCCAGCGCCGACAAAGAGGCTGGATAAATGCTCGATCGCGGCGGCCGACGTACCGGAAGAGCGACTGAGAATATCGAGGCTGGCGTAGACGTTTGTCGTGCGCCTGACCATTTCCTCGATGCCGACAACCGCCGCCAGCGCGGCGATGCGGATCGTGTTTAGCCCCTCAATACTCTGCTTGATCCCCGCGCCGAACCGCTTGATCGCTACATCATCGACCGCATAGTTGAGCTTGATGATGAAGCTCTGGAGGACGTTTGCATCAGCCACGGTATGCGTCCTCCTGCGCCTCGTGGACGCGGGCTTGGTTCTCGTCGCGGATTTCCATAGCCTCGTTCATGCGTGCGACATCCAAGAGACCAAGTGTCCCGTCGATCAAACTCTCGTAGTGACACATGCCTTCTAGGACCGGGCGCATCACCCAGTCCTCTTCCTCGTTCATTGCAACGAAGGTAATGCTTCCTGTGAAGCCTCTCCCCCCAAACCGTTTGTTTGGGGTGCGGGAAAAAAAGCGCCGAGATTGTCCTGTATCGTCGCAAAGGCAAGCTGAAGCATCGCCTGCAAATCCATGTCCTCGAACATAAAATCGCCTTGCGGCGTCATCACCGGCACCCAGTTGCGGCCGTTAAACGTCGCGCATGTCCCGAGGCACGTCTTGATGATCCATTCGCTGTCCTCGACCGACATATCGGAAATCGCCTGTGCCACCGGGCCAAGCGAGTTCCAGAACGTAGCGTCACCGCTGGGCGAGAAGGTAGACGTTGTCTCGCCCAGCCCGCTGAACAGGGGCAAGAGCTTGCGCACCAGATGAAACTGCTTAAACGCGTCCAGTTTTCCCGTGCGATATTTTCGCACGCCGATATCAAGCTCTTGCATTGCTCAGCCCCCGGCTAGATCAGATGGTTAAGCGACGACGGCGACGTTGACCTGTAATCCCTGGCCCAGATCAAAATCGACAATGCCGGCGTGGAACACCCAGGACATCTCGGCGGCGTCCTTGCTGTAGGTAACATCGGCGAACTTGCCGAACGCCACCTGTTGCGCGGTGATCACGTCGTTGCGCTGGAGATCGCGGATCGAGATGACGTTCTGCCCGTGGACACCGGAGAACTCGGTGTCGCCCTTATACATCATCGACAGCACGCGGTTCATCGGGCTGGTCTTCAAGAGGCGAATGGTGATGTTCGCCCCCTTGCCTGCGTGCAGATTGTGCATGACACAACCATCCGCGCCGATCACCATCGTTGACTTGTCCTCGACCATAGTGATCGTCAGACCGCCTTCGGTCGCGCACGATCCGGCACCGACATTGGCGATCCCATTGGGACCGGTGATGCTCGCCATGATGTCTTGAAACGAGTACGTAGCCATTTTAACCCACTCCTTTCAACGGATTAGCGGTTAACATTGATCAAAACATTGGCGAAGTGAATGGCACCGGCCAGCTTCACCGCGATCTGGATCAGCGGAGCGATACGCGCTTCGCGATCGGACTGGGCCTGGGTCTCGACCAGATTGGCAAACGTGTACCAGCCGCGTGCCAGAAGATCGCCCTGGATCAATTCACCAAAACCCGGTGCGTTCCAGATACCCGGCGCGATCAAGCCGTTGTTGACGCCTTGGGCAAGCCCGCCATCGGCGGCATTGACCAGTGTGTGGACACCGGGATTGGTCTGCGGGACTTTAGGCTGCGTGTAGAGCGTGTTCCAGACATCGTTCTGCACGCGGTTGCTGAGCCAGTCGAGACCGTGCATTTCATCAAAGTATGCACGCCCGGACATCACGCCTTCTTGGTTGATCGACGTGCCGTTGTTGTAGATGACGTAGACGTTGCAGCGCTTCGACGCGATGGTCGATGCTTGCGCCCCGGTGAGCAATTCGGGGACGACCCCAGGCTCGACTTTGAACTTCATGGTGATCGTGGTGTTTATGCCTTCGAAGTTCGTAGTGAGCGCGCGACCAAAGAAACTGCAAATCGCGAAGGCGTTGTTGATCGAATACTGGATCACCGTCCGCGTGTAGTCGGCCAGCATCAACTGGCTGGCCAAATCGAGCGACGACGACGGATCGAGGATCGTCGCTTCGGCTGTGGTGATGCCATAGAGATGCTTATCGGTCGCCGCCTCCAGATAGCCCGAGCAGGCTATGTGCTGGGCGTCGGTCAGCGGGACGGAGGCAGCAAATGTCGCCGCGTACCAGCCGCGCCCATCGACGCGCGCCAGCGCTGCCACGGGCGTTTCGGGCGCGAGACCGGTGGACGAGCGCTCGGCCAGCGCCATCGTCATGTGCAGCTTCGCCGAAAGATCGGTGCCGCTGGTCGGCGCGGTGAGGAACGAGACCGCCGATTGCGGGCCGGTGGTGCCGCTGCCCAACAGAAACTGCTGCCCGTTCCACTGGAACGTCGCATTGGGAGCCAGAAGCTGAAGCGCCGTCTGGATGATACTCGCCACCGCATTGAGATTGGTCGCACCGGCAAAGCTGAGACCGGCGACATGCGTCGGTGTCGCTGCCCCGTCGAGCGTGACGCTAAAGCCGCCGGCCGTCACCGCGATCCAGGGAGCCATCAACTGCTCCAAGAGAGGCAACGGACCACCGGTCAGTTGCCCCTTGGTCGCGGTCCTGGCCCACGTGCCGATATAGAGGATCGCTGGTGTCGGAACCTGCGAGAAATACAAATCCGCCGCATAGTATTCGGGTGCGGTGGTGCCGTAGTCGCCAGCCACGTCATCGATCCGGTTGTACTCGCGGATCGCTTCGCCGCTGTCGATAAATGGCGTGTCGCCCATGACCAAGAGCGTGTCGAACCGCGTAGCCACGGCGGCCTGCGGGGAAAAGTTGACCTGTACGTCAACGACGCGTGAAACCGATAAGCCTTGCATGGCTCTCTCCTATGCGTTAACCGGATCGTGGGTAAGCGTCGTCGGCGGCTGCGCAGCCTGTAACGCAGCAACATCAGCCTGCAACTGGGCGACCAGTGTCTCAAGCGAAGTAGCCCGATCTTGCAGCGCAGTGATTTCCTGGCGCGCAATCTCGAAGTTATCCCGCACGTTGGACGTGTAGGCCTTGCCTTCATGCGGGATAGAGCTATCGATCTGCGATGCCATCAAACCCCCTCACGGTCGGTATCCCATTCGACATCGACCGTCTGCGTAGTGCCCGGCGGATTGGCGAGGATCACGCCCTTCGCACGGACCAGATCGCGGATCAGATAAATCCGGCGGACTTCGCGGTTTACGATGATTTCCAGATCGTAGCGGTCGCGCCACTGCTGGCGAAAGAGATCGGGGACGTGGTCGATCGTCTGCGCCTCGACCAGCCCTACCGCATTCAGCTTCCAGAACTGGCGGTTCTGCTCGACATAGAGACCATCGCGCAGCATCGAGCAGTTGTCGCCGGCATTCGGCCCATAGCAGGATACGCGATAAGTCACCTGTTCCTGCCGGCGCACGCGGTCATAGCCCGCAAGACCGCCGGTTGCGTCGCCGTAGTGCTGGCTGGATGGTTCGAAGCTCGCCGTGACGCGGGTTATCCCGCAAGCCGCCCAATCAACCGAGACATCGGGCGTGGGCGGCGGATTGGGTTGCCATCGCGGGCGTACCAGATTGCCCGGCAAGCCAATAATCCCGGCAACGTGGGCCTGGAGGAAATTCTCCCAACTGACCTGTAGCAGTGTCTCGGTAGGCGAAGGACCGAGATAGCCGGGATATCTACTGTCGGCGGCAAAGGGCATCTAATGCACCGTGCCGCCGCTATACGGTGTCGGAACCGGCCCCGCCGGATCATCGCCGCCCTTTTGCGGCGGCGGCGGATCGATCGCGTTGATCGAGACCGCGACGACGTGGATAAAGCCCCGCCCATAACCCGCGTAATCGTCCAGCGCGCGCACGACAAAGACCGAGCCGTGCCAGTAGATATGATCGGGATGCGTGACGACGTTGCCCAGTTCGTCGGTCGATGTCCCCTGGAAGCGGAATGGCGAATAGACATCGATCGCCTTGTTGAAATATTCCTCTTCCGGCAGTCGCTGTAAGTCGTTGGGGCCGGCCGCCGTCACCACCGCGCGCGTGGTGATCGATTTCTCCGTCACCGTGTTCCGGCCGTTATTGTCCATGACGACGGTGCGACGAACGACAACGATATTGTCCCAAAAGCTGGGATCGAAGGCATCGTTAACGTCGAGTAAAGGCATAATACGCCTCTATTTCTTCACCACATATGAAATCGAGTTCAGCATCTGTGCGGTGTCAACCAAGGGAGTGGTATCCGACGCCACGCGCGCCTTCCTTGACGGTGTGCGGGCGCGTCGCAAAGCGATCGTGACTGGGCTGAGCGGCGGCTGGAGGCCGGCAACGATGCGGTTCTTCACCGCCGAGACCGCTGTCGTCCCGGCCGCGTGCAGCGCCCTGTCCATCCGCCCCGGCTCGCCGCTAAGCGCGGCCTCGCCCGCCTGCTGCATATAGCGCAGCCACGCGGCCTTACTTAGCTCGACGCCCGGTCCGAGCCACGGGCGCGCGGGGATATTGTTAAGGCCGCTGCCGTGTTCGTGGATATAGCCCAACGTCGCATTGGAATGGATACCGCCTTCAGCAGTGTCCTCTCGCCGCTCCGGTTCCGCCGTCGTCGCGTCATCGACAAGGCGCGGGCTATCCCTGTCGCTGGGAATGCCGATCAATACTTCGATGCTGCTCAAAGCATCGAGCGCGGCTTGCAATTCGCGTGTGTGATCCTCGGTCATCTGGATCACACCGCCGGGCGTCAGCGGGATTTGCGGACCGCCCGATGGCCGGATTGGCGGGGCAGAGCGAGCCATTTAGTGAAGCGTGCCCGCTGACGGTGTCGGTTGGCCGTGGCCACGCATCGGGCGCTTGGGCTGAGCCATGGCGTGATCGATGCCACTCATCGGCAGATCAGCAGCCAAGACGGCGGCCAATTGCTTTGCCACGTCGTCATGCATCGCGGCCATTTTCGCGTCACCGGATTGCGCCGGTTGCGGCTGGCGCGATCGGCTCCTCGGCGTGTCGGGATCATGCGGCGGCTCCTCGGCCGCGCGCGCGGCGGCTTCCTCTTGGTGATGGTCGCGCATCGACACGTGATAATCGATATTCTTCTGGATATTCTTCCGCATCGTTGGTGTCATCGTGTGCCTCCCTTTAACCCGGTACGCCAACCAGATGGATCGGTGCCGAACCGGCCAATCTGAGGTAGTAGAGATACTGGTTGCCCCACGGTGTCTGGCCCCACCAACCGGCGTTGGCCTCCTGGCCAATCGACGTGTCGTAACTCAGCGACACACCGCCTACCGATTTCGACGCCGGTACACCGACACCAACCAAGGATGAATAGCCGTAGTGGCCGCCCGGTCCTGTCCCGGTGCCGGGCGGTCCCGCCCGCTGTACCATCATGTCGGCAACAGCGAGATTGTGCGCTACGAAGAGATTTAGACCAAGCGTAAAAAACTGGCCCCAGCGCTGTTGGTTAATAGCATAGCTCGCGTTGGGAGGTGAGCACGCGATGTCGATCCAATACTGGATTTCCGCATCGGTGAACCTCGCCGTGTCGGCAAAGGCCGGATAATCGATACGGAACTGCCCTACCGTCATGTAGACATCGTTGGCCTGGGTGGACGTACAGAGGAGCGTTGCGGCATCCGACAGTATCCGACTGTCGGATAACGTGACTTCAGCCTTGATGTCATAGATCACACCGTCGATCATCTGACCCAGGAGCGCCGATGTCTTATTCGAAGAGAAGGTCGGCGCGGCGAGGATGCGATTGGTCGGGGTGGGATCATTGACGCCCGAAGACGCATCGACCGTCACCATCCATTGCACAGCGGCGATCGTGCCCCCCATCGGCCCGATCTGCGCGGTGAAGTCAAAGACGAAATAGTCCGATGCCGGATCGGGCTTGATCGGTCCAAACGCGTCCGCCATTTAGGCAACCCTCCTCAGCGGGGGCACGGTAATCAAACGCCCTCCGTTCCCTGTCGTGACCGTGCGAACGGACGGCGACGCCGCTGTGCCGTGGAGCCGGTCATCCCCCGTTGCAACGACAAGGCGATCGGATGGCGGCGGCGTCTCCAGACGATCGGGCGGCACGTCCGGTATAGTCCCCGGCACCCCCGGTATCCAGACATTGCCGATGCCCCCAGTGGCGACGAGCGTCTGATCGTCTTGCGCCCGGTCGAGGCCGCCGACAATCCGCAGCACACCAATCGCCTGAAGCGTCTGGTTAGCCTGGGATAGCGCCAGAGCGCCCGTAACCGGCCCCAGGAGAGCCGTGGCCGCCAGTGTCTGGTTGTCCTGGCTGACGGTGAGCCGCCCCGAAACAACCACCGTAGCGGTCGCTAGAAGCGTCTGTGGAGCCTGGGCAAGACTGGCCGTGCCGTAGACAACCGGGATGATGACGCCGCTCGCCACAAGCGTCTGATCGGCCTGCGTCCGGTTGAGGCTTCCCGCGAGCGCAACAGTTCCGCTCGCAGCGACGGTCTGATTGGCCTGAACTTGATTTAGAGTGCCAACAAAGCCGGTGACGGTCCCGGCCGACGCCAGCGTCTGGCTGGCTTGCGTCAGATTGAGATTGCCGATGACCCCAGTAAGGATCGTGCCGGTCGCGACAAGCGTCTGTGGAGCTTGATTTAGACTGAGCGCCCCCGTGACGCCCACAGTTCCAACAGCGACAGCCGTCTGCGCGGCCTGAGATACCGCCAGAGTGCCAGATACGCGGACCGTACCCGTGGCAGCAACCGCCTGCGCGGCTTGGGCGGCAGCGAGCGACCCGCTTGCTGTCGCACCGCCGCTCGCAGCGATCGTCTGATTGGCCTGTTGAACACCAAGCGTGCCACTTACAACCGCCCCACCAGACGCCGCGATCGTCTGCGGCGCTTGGTTAACACCGAGCGTCCCCGAAACGCGCACCGTGCCCGTCGCGGCAATAGTATCGGGCGTTTCGGTAACAGCGAGGATGCCGAGAACGGCAGGAAGGCTAAGCGGTTGCCAAATAACATCGGCTGAATAGTTGGTATCCGCTACCAGACCGGCCGGATATCCGGCCCCCATGTCGCCGTATCTTCCAATGATCCACGTTGCGTGGGCGGCATTGGTGACGTTTGGCGCAGAGCCTCCATAACTAAAAATATCGGAAACGTCATAAGAAATTACATAGTTGGAACCTGCCGCAACCGGGATCGGAGACGGGAATGCGACCTGCACCCAGCCCGTTCCGGTTTCCGCAACCGATGCGTTCGACGTGGCGACCAGTGTCCCGGCGGCAGTCTCATACAGAAACATCGGTCTGGAAGTGATCGTCGATGCAGCGGGTCGATGAAATTGAGCCTTTGTGATCTGCCCCGCGACGACGAAATGAACTTCATTACCGACCCGATAAGGACCGGGATACGTCAAATCTATGAGGGGCGATGCCTGAACGCTTTCTTCAGGACCATAACCGACACTGCCCGTTGCCGTCAGCGTCTGCGGAGCCTGGGCGAGGTTGAGGGTGCCGGTAAGGCCGCTGCTGATAACCGCGCCCGTTGCGACGAGCGTCTGGTTTGCCTGGGTAATCCCCAGCGTGCCGCTTACAAGGCCCGTGCCGGTCGCCACCAGCGTGTGGTTTGCTTGAGTTCTCGCGAGCGTGCCGGAAACGGTCACACCACCAGTCGCGACAATCGTCTGATTAGCCTGGGTGGCTGTGAGCGTGCCGCGTACCTGAACGGTGCCTGCGGCGGTGACCGTGTCAGGGCTTTCGGTGACCGATAGTGTGCCGGTAATGGCGACGAGGGGGGCCGTGCCTGTCGCCGACAGCGTGTCGGCAGTCTCAGTGACCGCTAGAGTGCCAGTTATACCAGTACCAGCGATCTGATACGCCGGTTGCACCGCACCGGGATGCGTATAGTTGGTAACACCGGTTGTCTGCCCCGCCCTGTGCTGCGGGAAGGCTGGGGGCCAAGCAACAGCTACCAACCCGCTGATCGCTGGCTGCACCGCACCCGGTGCGTCAAAGTTTGTTACACCTAAACTTTGCCCTGCGCCGTGTTGCGGGAAGGCTGGGGGCCACGGGGCGACCGCTATCGGAGCCGCAGGCCCAGTCCCTGTCGCCGCCAGCGTATCTGGTACTTCGCTGCGCGCCAGCGTACCGCCGACGATCGGCCCGCCAGACGCTGCCAACGTATCGGGAGCCTCAGTCTTTACCAGCGTGCCGACATAGGGAGTTCTGCCGGTCGAGACGATCGTGTCAGAAATCTCAGTAACAGCAACCGTGCCGGTCACGGCGGCAACAAAATCAGCGGTGGTGATCGAAGCGGTGCCGATGCGGAAGAAAACGTTGTCGTTGTTACTCGATCCGGCAGTGGTTTCCTGCCACTCTACCTGAAAAAACAGATATGCGTTGTTGAGGACTATCTGTCCTGGCGAGGCGGTAATCGAACTATTTGTGTCGGCGGTAGTTGAGAGCGTGACGGTCGCGCCCGCCGTATTGGCGATAAGCTGAGTGGCAACGGCTCCGGTAAGGTTAGTTGACCGGTACATCTTCATGTTGACGTGGCCGATACAACCTGCCGTCCCGGCCCGCATGTTGAAATTGAAGGTCCAGGCCGTGGCAGCGAAGGTGCCGGTTAACGGCCCAACGACAAAACAATCACCAGCCGTACCGCCACCAGTTCCCGTTCCCACAGTGGGACCGCTTGTCGAAGCGTTGTAACTGGCGGAAAGAGCGGGATCGGTGCTAGTCGCCGTCGCGCCAAGATGGCCGCGATAATACGGTGTGGTGATCGCAGTTTTGGCTGGTGCCCAACCAAAGGCCGAATTAGCTGCGGTCGGCGCTGAACCGTTAAGCTGAGTGTTGCCCCAGAAGTATGGGGTAACCGCTGGCGTTCCGAGGAGGTAGATGGTCTGAACGGCCATCAGTCATCCTGCCACACAAAGCTGAACGTGCAGCGATGGTAATTCCTAATTTGGTGGGGATGATCTGGCCACACATTGCAACCGCGCGACCAATAAGTGTTTTGAGAATTGTGTATGGCGCACAGCCGCTGACCGTCCTCTTCACG